ATACTCAAATCCGCACGGGGGGGTTGTTGACATGAAAAAGAGAATACTAAGAAAAGAAATCCGGATGGCGCTGGAGTTCATCCGTGATGCAATCATCGTCTGCATCGGCGCGGTCGGAATCGTCGCGCTGCTGATCGGAGCGGCAGTTCAGGAACAGGACAAGCTCGCCGAAATGGCGATGCAGGAGGTCCAGAGATGACGGCGCTCATCATGATCGTCATCATTCTGCTGATGCTGATCGCGCTGGCGCTGGTCACGCTGTGCATCATCTCACAGCTCGACCGGATCAAGGCACTCATTGACCTGCAGAGCCGGCAGATCAAGAGGCTGCAGGAAAAGACCGAGGCTGACAAGGAGCAGCTGGTCGCGGTTCAGAATGACGCGGCAGTGGCGAAAATGACGGCACAGAGCGCAAGCAGGAACGTGAACGAACTGATCCGGAGGCTGGAGGGTCTCTGGAAATGACCAGAGAAGAACCGGCACACATCTATCTCGTGACGTGGACATCCAGGCACGACATCGAGGTTGCGATGAAGACCGACGATCTGGACAGAGCGTTCGAAATGGCACGGAGGAACGGTGGAAGCGTCACCGTGCTGCCGAAGGAGGATGACGAAGATGATCAAGGTTGAAAAGAAAAACAACGAAGCCGCCGACGGGATCAAGATCGAGATCACCGGAATAAAGGACGACGTCGTCGAAGAATGCCTGGCACTGCTCGAAGCGGTCGGAAAGATTGACGTTCTGCGCGAAGCACTCCGGGAGGAGCTCGAGAAGATCCCGGGCGAGAAACACCAGGAGCTGTCATGAATCTGTACGAAGATTGCGACACGTACAAGGTCCTAAGGTTCGGAAACCGAGAAGACTGGCTGAAGGGAAGGATGACCGGCATCGGCGGATCGGACGCCAGCGTGTGCCTCGGAATGAACCGCTGGAAATCGACCAGGGATCTCTGGGCAAGCAAGACCGGCAGAGCAGAGATGGAGGACATCAGCGACAGACCGTTTGTGATCTACGGAGTGAAAAAGGAACCACAGCTCCGGGCAGACTTTGCGCTGGACTTCGAAGACATCTATGAGGTCCAGTACGAGGAAGACGTGACGCTGCAGAACAGAGAGAGGCCGTATATGCTGTACAGCCCGGACGGTCTTCTGATCGAGAAGGCGACCGGCAGGAAGGGCATCGTGGAGTTCAAAACGCACGCGATTCGGAACGCCAGCGACTGGAACGACTGGCGGGAGGGCATCGGTTACGATGAGTATTTCATCCAAGTCCTGCACGGCTTGAACGTTACTGGCTTTAGCTTCGTCGAGCTCCGGGTGGAGCTGAAAAGGTCGCTCCAATATAAACAGATCCGGACTTATCACATTGATATCGAGGACGACGGCATCCCGGAACAGATGGACGCGGTCGCCGAAGGAGTCCGGAGCTTTTGGGAATCTTACATCGAGACGGATACAGAACCGCCGATCATAGCGGTTTTGTAATACACAGGAGGGAAAAAGAGAAATGGCAAATGAGCTTGTAATCAAGTTCACGACATCACCGGGAACGGTGGACGAAAACATCGCACAGGTCAGAGCACAGGTCCAGCAGTGGCTGGCAGACTTCGGAGATCTGGACAGCTACACGGACGAACAGATTCCGGAACTGAACGAGAGGCTCGCGGATCTTCGCAAGGGCCGGAAGATCATCGACGACGAAAGGAAGAGAATCAAGAAGACCTATCTTCAGCCGCTGGAAGACTTCGAGGCGAAGGTGAAGACGATCACCACCGAGATCGACAGCTGCATCAGCACCGGCAAGAGCCGGCTGGACGACTACCAGAGCAGGAAGGACGCAGAAAAGAAACAGACCATCACAGACTGGTGGAACGCAAACAGGCCGACCGGAATCGAGATCAACATCGACCAGGTATGGTCTGACAAGTTCCTGAACAAAACCGGAGACGGCACGCACTGGCAGGAGATTCTGCAGGAGAAGGCAGACAAGATCCGGAGTGACCAGAAGATTCTGACGGAGATCCTGCTGGCTGACAACGAGAAGGGCAACTTCATGGTCCCGGACTACATGAGGACCCTGGACATCGGAACGTCACTGGCGAATTGGGAAAGACACCAGGCAGAGAAGGCACGGTATGCCGAGCAGATGAGAAGAGCGGAGGAGGCCTTCCTCGAGGCAGAGCGCCGCGCACAGGAAGCAGCAAAGGCACGAGCCGAGGAACAGGCCGCGAAAGTGGAAACGCCGCAGGAAACGGCTGAAACAGCGCCACAGACGGTCAAGCTGTACACACTCACGTTCCGGATGGTGGACGTTCCGGAGGAAAAGGTCCGGCTGCTGAATCATTTCCTGCACGACAACGGAATCAAGATCAAGGTCACAGAAAAGACCATCAGGGAGGAATGACAATGTTCGAAATTGAAAAGATAAGCTCCGGACAGGAACAGCGTTATGGCGATTTCTTCCGGAAGTACAGCGTCAAATCAGACGAACCGATCGAGCAGGTCGCTGAGAATTGTCTTAAACACTACGGCCGCCAGCTGCCGCCGGAAGCGGAATGGAAGCAGAACATCCGCATCGGCGCAGCGCACGGCGATGATCCAGGCTATTACTTCGCCGGATGCTACACGCTGACCGTCATCGGCAGCGATGCCGGCATCACAGAATATTTGTTCAAAATCAGAGAGCCATACGCAGATTAAGGAGGGACGAAAGATGGCAGTCAATAACAAGATCACAGCAAAAGCACCGGCAACAACACAGGAAAGCGCGATCGTCTTTCGCGCAGGAGATGAAGAAATCAAGCTGACGAAGGCAATGGTCAAGAATTACCTGGTCTCTGGCGATTCCGCCAGAGTCACCGACCAGGAGCTCACGATGTTTATGATGATGTGCAAAGCAAACAAGCTCAATCCGTGGATCAGGGAAGCCTACTGCATCAAATACGGAGACAACCCGGCGACCATGGTGGTCGGTAAAGAGGCGTTTATTAAGCGCGCTGAGGCTTCTCCGGAATATGACGGAATGACCTCCGGCATCATCGTATACGACCAGGAGGCGGGCTCACTCGAATATCGCCAGGGCATCCTGCGCGTCGGCAACGAGCAGATCATCGGAGGCTGGGCTGAAGTCTTCCGCAAGGATCGGCAGCACTCCACCAGAATCGAGGTCTCCATGGAGGAATATGCAGGCAGGAAGAAGGACGGCAGCCTGAACGGGCAGTGGTCCGCAAAGCCGGGAACCATGATCCGCAAAGTCGCACAGGTCCAGGCACTGCGTGAAGCGTTCCCGACAGCAGTCGGCGGAATGTACACGGCCGAGGAACAGGGACATGAGGAAGAACCGGTGACAATGACTCCGATCGACGCGGAAGTCACGGAAGTAAAGGAAGCACCGAAGGCGCAGCCGAAGCCGGCAAAGGAACCGGAGCCGGTAGAAGAAAGTGACAGCCTGCTCTGATGAAGATAATGACATCACTGGCCTGCACAACGCAGGATCTTCTTGAGGCGAAACACGGCGAGATGCGGATGCTGATCGACAGAGCGCTGGCAGACGTCGCCAGGGACACAATGAACAAGTACAAGGACAGCGGAGATGCTCGGAAGATCACCATCGAGATCACCAGCAAACGCACAGGCGACAGCTTCACTCACGAAGTGAAGATCACTCCGAAGCTGGCCGCATACAGCAACACAGCCGAGGACGACATTCCGGAAGGCCAGGAACAGCTGGATCTTCCGGAGATTGACGAGAACGGCGAGGTCATCGAATGAGGCTGCAGTTCAAAGTTCCCGGGGAGCCGGTCGGCAAGGGCCGGCCCCGGTTCGTCCGGGCAACCGGCAGAACCTACACGCCGGAGAAGACGGAAAGATACGAGAATCTGGTGAAGCTGGCCTTCATCAAAGAGTATCCGGACGTGACTCCGATCGACGGGCCGATCTCGGTGGAGATGGTCGCAAACTTCAGCGTTCCAAAGTCATGGTCAAAGAAAAAGCATGCTCTCGCAATCGCGGGAGTCCTGCGACCGACTAAGAAGCCGGACACCGACAACATAGCCAAAATCAAGGACGCATTAAACGGCATCGCCTGGCGAGACGATGCGCAGGTGGTCGAGGAAGTGATCTCTAAATATTACGCGGAGGTGCCGAGCCTCACGGTCATCATCGAAACGATAGAGGAGGAAGAAGAGGAAGAATGAGCGGATCAGTTAACAGCGTGGTGCTGGTCGGAAGGCTGACCAGAGATCCGGAGCTGCAGAAGACGGTCGGAGGCTGGCCGACGGTTTGGTTCACGGTTGCCTGTGACAGACCTAAGAAGAAAGACGAGGACGGCCAGACCGACTTCATCAGCTGCAGAGCCTGGAGACAGCAGGCGGAGTTTCTGAGCCAGTACGGTGCCAAAGGCTCCCTGGTATCTATCCAGGGGAACATTCAGACCGGCTCATACCAGGACAAGGAAGGCCGGACGGTCTACACCACAACGGTGGTGGCGGATCGCATCCAGCTGCTGGAGAGTAAGAGCTCCGGACAGCAGCGGAACGACTATCCGAGCAACGGCACCAGCTACACCAGAGACGACATCAGCAGAGACCTCGCGGAAGGTTTCAACACCGGCCCTGACGCCGGGATAACAAACGAGGACCTGCCGTTCTAAAGGAGGTGAGACATGGCGGAAGGCGGATATATTAAACTGTTCCGGCAGAGCATAAAGAGCGACATATGGACGAAGCCTCCGCTTTACTGGAAGATCTGGAACTTCATCCTCTTGCGCGCTAACTACCAGGACGGAGAGGCAGCCGGGAGAGGCGAGTTTATAACAGATATCGAAGAGCTGAGAGACGCCGGGACATACTTCGTCGGGTTCCGAAAAG